GGGCAAGATGATGTTTGCAATAGTACAAAATGGTCAGATCATGTTGATGGTGACTGCGGGTGTGCCGTTCGAATGGAATGGTATCCAATACTCTGCAAACTGGTGCAACCTATCAACGCCTGAAGAAAAGGCGGCGATTGGCATGGTGGACGTGGTTTACGGACCTCAAGCAAATCAGACTTATTATTGGGTTAGTCAAAACGAACCTGTATATAATGCAACCACCAATCAAGTTGACATTACATTTACAAACACACCGAAAGATCTGACAAGCGTTAAGTCAACATCAATCAATCAAATCAATGCGACGGCTTATTCTATTCTGTTCCCGACCGATTGGATGGTGGTAAAAGCCACCGAGACAAGTACCGCAGTGCCTGCGGCATGGAACACATGGAGGCAGTCGATTCGCAACACGGCAGATACAACAGTAAACGAGGTTGAGGCGGCAGCGGATGTTGACGCGGTTGCAAACGTGATGGGTAATGTGATTTGGCCGCCAAGCCCTGACAATCTTAGTGGAGTATAACTATGTCTATTACCATTAGCGGAACAACTGGTATTACTGTTGCATCTTGGACAACTGCGACACGGCCAGCGTCTCCGGTTGCGGGGCAAACAGGTTTAAATACAACGACAAGCCAGATGGAAACCTATGACGGAACGCAGTGGGAAATTTACACCGCAGCAACAAGTCAAGGAACATCTGGTCAGTATCTTCAATCTGCGGGTGCCGGTGCGGCTCCGACGTGGGTGACACTTTCTGTTTCGCCGTCAGGCCTTCTTATCCGTGCGCCGCAAATCCTCACATCAGGAACGTCATACACCACGCCATCTAACTGCACCGCGATTTATGTTGAGGCTGTTGGCGGTGGTGGTGGGGCCGATGGCGCCGCTGGTTTTGCCCCCGGTGCCGGAGCAGGTGGTTATACTGCAAAATACTTCACAGTTACCGGAAGCACTGCATATACTTATGCAATAGGTTCTGGTGGGAGCGGTGGGCTAGGAAATCCTACTAATGGCGGCAGTACAACTTTCACTGTTGGGGCAACAACTATAACCGCAGGAGGAGGCACAAAAAGCGGTCCAGTGTCTGGAACATGGTCGCCCGGATCTGCTGGCGGTGTTGGTTCAAATGGAGATCTAAATCTTCAGGGTGGGCGCGGATTACCAGCATCAGCAACAAACCAACCGGGTGTTGGCGGTTCAAGTGTTTGGGGTGGTGGCGGCGCGCCATCTACTTCAGGTGTCGGTGGTAGTGGTGGTAATTATGGCGGTGGTGGTGGTGGATCAAACGTTAACTCTGGCGGTTCAGGCAAACAAGGCGTAATCCGTATCTGGGAGTTTACATAATGTTTGGCGGTCCTATGCAAATGGTTCAACCTAATGGCACTCCACAAAACTGCGCTTTGGTAGATGAAGCTACCAATGTCGTTGTGAATATTATTGTTGCTGATCCGGCAGTCGATCCGGCTCCCGCTGGTATGCTAATTATCGGCTTGCCAGAAGGAAGCCCTGTTACGTTTGGTTGGATTTATGATCCAGCTACAGGACAGTTTACTGATCCTAATCCGCCTCCGCCTGTTGAAAGCGTATAATTATGAAGTTATTAAAGCAGTATCTAAATGTTAACTCAAAAGATTCAATTTAAACCGGGAATTGTAAAAGATTTAACGGCATACACAACTTCAGGAGGTTGGTATGACAGTAATCTTGTGCGTTTTCGGTTGGGTTTTCCGCAGTCGGTAGGCGGTTGGCAGAAGATTTCTGTTAATAGTTTTCTTGGTATTTGCCGTTCGCTCATGGGCTGGAGCACTCTGTCCGGTGAATACTTCATGGGTGTCGGTACAAGCCTGAAGTTCTACATCGAACATGGCGGGGCATATTACGACATAACCCCTATCCGTCGTAATGTTGTTTTGACAAAAGTTTCTTTGCCTACAACAGGCGCAAGTGGAACAGGCACAACAGCCACCATTACCTTTGCAACACAGTCTTCTGCGGCATCTATTGGGTCTAGTGTTACGGTAATAGGTGTTACTCCTGTTGGATACAATGGCACGTTTACGACAACAAATACCACAACGTCATCTGTATCTTATGCAAGCGCGGCAACAGGGGCACAAACTATTGCGGGAACCGTGCAGGTTGCCCTTGGTCCTTTTACGGCAACAAGTGGCTCTGCAATAGTTAATGTTTTTGACGTTGGTCACGGATGTACGCAAGGTGACTTTGTTACTTTTTCTGGAGCAACTGGACTAGGGGGCAATATTACCTCTGCTGTGCTTAACAAAGAGTATCAAGTTCTTCAGGTTGTAGACGGAGACAATTATACGATTAGCACAACTGCCACAGCAAACGCCAGCGATACAGGACACGGTGTAAGCGTAACGGCACAATATCAACTTAACACGGGCCTTAACATTTCTGTGTCTGGAGCGGGCTGGGGCGCAGGCACGTGGGGTCGTGGAGGATGGGGGTCTGGCGCGGCACTTAATTCTGGCAATATCTTACGCTTGTGGTCACAAGATCCGTGGGGTGAAGATTTAATTTTTAATGTTCGTGACGGGGGTATTTTTTATTGGGAAAGCACTGTAGGAACGGCACTCCAAGTTCCGCCGACCACAACTCCTGCTACGCGTGCGGTTTCCATTGCGTCTCTTTCTTCGGACGCAACGTGCCCTCTTCTTGCAACACAGGTTATTGTGTCTGATCGAGACAGACATTTGATTGCCTTTGGTGCAGACAATGGCACGGGAACAACTCAAGATACCATGTTAATTCGCTGGTCTACTCAAGAAGATTTTACGGAGTGGACACCTCAAGCAACTAATTCTGCGGGCGATTTGCGTCTTGGAACGGGCAGTAAAATTATTCGTGCGGTTGAAACAAAACGTGAGATTCTTGTTTTTACGGATACTGCTTTATATTCGATGCAGTTTGTCGGGCCTCCGTACACGTATGGAATCCAACAGGTTTCAACAAACACAACGACCATCGCCTATAACGGTTTTGCAGTAGTCGAAGATAATGTAATATGGATGGGCCTTAACAAGTTTTATATTTATGCGGGTTCTACGGACGAACTTCCATGCACAATAAAAAACCATGTGTTTAACGACATTAACCTTACTCAGTCCGACAAGATTTATGCGTCGGTAAATTCTGAGTTTAACGAAATCACATGGTTTTACCCGTCTGCTAGCTCGGCAGAAAACAACAAATACGTGACCTATAATTATGCTGAAAAAGCATGGACCTATGGCACCTTGTCACGAACGGCATGGCTTGATCGCGGTGTTCTTAATTATCCTGTTGCTGCTTCAACAGACGGCTATCTTTATTATCATGAATACGGCAACGATGACGGTAGTCAAAACCCGCCTGTAGCTATCGAAAACTATATTGAAAGTTCGCCATTTGAAATTGGTGACGGATATCAATTTTCATTTATTAAAAAGATAATACCCGACCTTACTTTTGTAAATTCAACGGGGACGCCCCTCGCCAGTTTTACCCTTAAAATGCAAAATTTTCCGGGAGCCAACTACTCTCAGACAAACTCTTCCACCGTAGTGCAAACGGCCACGGTTCCTGTTGAACAGTTTACGCAACAATCTTTTGTCAGGCTGCGTGGCAGGCAGGCTACAATACGTGTTTCGAGCAACACTCTTGGAACAAGGTGGATTTTAGGTTCCCCAAGGTTGGAGCTACAGGCGGATGGCCGACGCTGATGGACCGGAGAACTATTTTTCCGCAGTTTCAAAAAGCAACTGGCGAGTACAACAAGCTGTATTTTGACAACATGGTCAACGCCTTAAACGGGTTGATGAACGTCTTACGTAGTCCTGGAGAGGGTCGTCAAACGACTATGACTTTAACAAATCTTCCGACAAATGACTACGGCCTAGAGGTTGGGGGGATGTTTCAGGTTGACGGGGTAGTGCATGTTTCTATCCTAAACAAAGCATATGTTGGAGGTGTTGGCGGAACAACTCATGTCGGAACGGTTTCCGTCACCCTTGTTTGAGACTTGTAAAATTAGGGGCAAAACTGTATTCTGTTTTGGTCAAAATTCAGGTTTGACCCCTGCTACAGCGTATACATTATAGGTGGGCTATGATGCAGGGAATAACGTCATTGGGCGCAACACAACAGTCGTTTCAGGGTCTACCCCCTGAAGAGATAAATGCCTTGGACAATGGCTTTAGTGGCCTTGACCCCCAAGAATTGTCTATGCTCAGAGAGCTTCAGGACAATCTTTCAGAGCTGTCGCCCGACAAACTTCAAGTCCTTGAGCAGATTCTTAAGTTTTTAAAAGATAACCAGGACAACTACGATGATGCTGTGCGGATGCTTGTTGGCAGCGGCATTGTAGAAGCCGGCGATTTGCCACCTGATTACATTCCTGCCTTTTTTGAAATCCTTGAACAGATGGTTCAGCAGGCAATGTCGGGCGAAGGCTATGCCAGAGGCGGCATTGCTGCACTGCGGAAGAAGGCACAGGCTGTCAGGAGAGCTGGCACCGGCGGTGACAAGGTACTCGCCCACATCAACCCTCGTGAAGCAGCCATGCTTCAGGCGACTAGGGGTGGTGGCACGAACCCCGACACTGGTCTTCCAGAGTACGGGTTCTTTGATGACATCGGCAATTTCTTGAAGAAGGCTGCTCCGATTGTCCTTCCTGTTGCTCTGGGCTTCATGGGTGTCCCTCCTATTTATGCCGGTGCAGTTGGCTCTGGTATTGGTGCAATGATCAACGGAGCATCTCCCGGGCAGGCACTTCAGTCTGCTTTGTTGGGTGGTGTCACCGGCGCAGCCTTTAGCGGCATACAGGGGATGATGGGCGGTGAAGGGTTCATGGAAGGTGTTGCCGGTGGGTTTAAGCCAGCCAACCAAGGCATTTTCTCAAACGCATTTGGCGGTTACCAAACTTCTGTGGCCCCTACTACAACCTATTCAGGGCCAAAAGGTATTCCGTCAACTGGCCTAAACGCAGCAGCTCAAGATGCTTATCAAGCGGCAGCAGCATCTCAGCCGGGCATCATGGACAAGGTAAGCGGATTTGTGAAAAAGTATCCGATGACATCGCTTGGTATTGCCGGTCTCGGCGGCGCTGCATTGGCATCTGCCATGCAGCCTGAAGAGACACAGGCTCCGTCACTTCCGGAAGGTCCTACGGCAGAGCAGGTTCAGGCAAATAGATTTGCTCCTGACACTTTCTCTACACGCGTTGCTCCACAGTTTAATTTTGTACCTACAATATACACCGCAGCGTATGGCGGTGAATTAGATGCTCGTGCTGGAGGTCATCTAAGTGGCCCGGGCACAGGGACAAGTGATAGTATTCCTGCTCGTTTGAGCGATGGCGAATTTGTCATGACAGCCAAGGCTGTTCGTGGCGCAGGTAATGGCAGCCGTAAGGCGGGTGCTAGAAAGATGTACGATCTTATGCACCAGTTTGAAAAGAGGGCCTAACGATGGCTGATACAACGACGCAAACTTATATACAGCGCGAAGCACCAGAAATGGAGGCGCTTCGTCGCGCCCTCATCGAAGACGTAAGACAAGCTATTAAAAAAGCTCCGGAGAAGCTTCCTGACTATCGGGTAGCAGACTTTTCCGGCCAACAGATGCGCGCTTCTCAACTGGCGTCACAAGGTATTGGTGCTTACGAGCCGTATATGCGGGACGCCAGAGGATTGATGGATCAAAGTGCAAGGATGTTTGCGGACAGCACACAGGCATATGATCCAAACGCTGTCGGCGCTTACATGAATCCCTATCAACAACGTGTGACGCAAAATGCCCTTGCCGAGATGAATCGGCAGGCTGCGATTCAACGACAAAATGTTGCTGCGAACGCTGTATCAGCTGGCGCTTTCGGGGGATCTCGCTTTGGTGTTCAACAAGCAGAACTTGATCGCAACTTGGCGGATGTTCAGTCGGCAAGAATTTTTCAGGATTACGCGCAAAACTTCAGTCAAGCGCAGCAAGCAGCCATGAATGCGTTTCAGAACCAACAGGCGCGCACACAATTGGCCGGGCAATCCCTCGGAACGCTTGGTCAAGGTATTGCTGGCCTCGGTCAACAGGCCTCTGCCCTTGGTCAAGGCGACGCATCTTTCCTATACAATATGGGTGCTAATATGCAGGGCCAACAACAAAAATTGCTTGATGCCAATCGCATGAATCAAGCACTATACAATGCAGAGCCTTTTCAACGATTGTCTTATTACTCGGATATTTTAAACAGAACACCGTCCGGTCAGATGGGAATGACAGCGACAACTGCACCTACGCCCAGCCCGCTGTCGCAAATTGCCGGTCTCGGCATTGCCGGTCTTGGTGCGTATAATATGGGCAGAAATGCCTTTGGAGTTACATGATGGCTTATGACCCCGTTCTTGATCGTGAGATGTTTCGCCCGAGAGCCAGATCAAATGGCATAGAGGATTTCATTAATTATGAACGCCCGGAAGTGCTTGCTCGTCGCGAGCAAGCACTTGCCATGATGGACATGGCTAAACAAAAATTTGATCCTGCAAACTATCAAACGCTCAAGGAACAAGATCGTCCGGGCGTATTCCGTCCAGTTGCCGTCAACATACCTGCACAGCAGCAGACTGCTAACACGGTTATGCGTATGCAACAGATGGCCGCTCAAGGCGTCAACCCTGTTGGATTTGAAGAAGGCGGTCTTGCTAGTATTAAGGAGTTTATTGAAAGCGGGTTTGGTCTTGAGAATGTTGTTCCGGGGCTTAAAGCTTTGCGAGAACGTAATGCTGAAAGACTTCGACCGGCTATTTATGCCGACCGTCCGGAGTTAACACAAAATGCTCCGGGGGATGAGGACCTTCCAACTCCAGCAGATTTAAATATGGATCGTCCTCTCACGGACGAAGAAAAAAAACGCATCCGGGATGCCCGAGACGTCTTTGAGAAGTTCAGTATATTAGGCCCGGCGATCAAGGGGATTGAAAGACTCGGTAAACTCGGCAAAAAAGAAAAGCCTGAGGCTTCTAAGCCTGAGGCTCCTGCTCCGGAAAAAGTAACAAAGTCACCTTGGGCTTCTAAGCCAAAGGCTTCTAAGCCTGAGGCTCCTAAGCCCGGTGATCCTGAGTTTATTGGTCCTGTTCAACCACCTAAGCCCGGTGATCCTAGATTTGTTGGTCCTTATCAATACGGCGGTCAAGGGTCTTCAGGTGTTCCATCTGTTTTGCCAAAACCGCCTTCAAAATTACAATTGCGTCCTGACATGGTGCCAAGGGCTGGGTTGGGACTGGTTGGAGGTGATAAAACCCAAGGGCTTGTTGATACGGAAACTTCTTCTCGCGCTTCAAATGATTCGAATGCCTCTCGCGGGGTCGTTTCAATTATTCCCCCAAGAGAATCTAAAAAGAAAGATCCTAAGGCATCTTCGTCTGACGACAAAGATCCGACCACAGAGATTGAGGACAACAAGGCAGAACGTGCGCGTCAACGCGAGGATAATTTTAACATGGCCCTCATTCGTGCCGGTCTTGGCATTATGAGCGGCAAGAGTTCAAATGCCCTCTCCAATATTGGCGAAGGTAGTATTGCTGGTCTTGAGCAGTTTGCTCGTGCGGAAAAAGAAGATCGCGCTTTTGCTGCAGAAGAACAGAAATATAAAGAAGATAGGCTTGCTCGTATCCAACGTGCTGCTGAACTTCTTCAAGAAAAACAGCTTACTAGAGAAACGCGCATCTTTGATATCAAGACGGATGAGAACAGCCGGATCGATAGGGATATCGATGAGCTTGGTAGAGACATGAAAGAGGCTTTGGATGAGACTCAAAAAAGTCGCATACAAGAGCGAATCGATTATCTTCAAGCGAAAAAAAATAGAAATGAACGCATTATACAGGAAACAATGAGTCGTCTTGGATATGAAGGTATCGACCTCTATGGTGCTGCACCCGGTTCTGCTTTCGGTATAGGCAGCATTGTAACGCAAAACGGTATTCAATATAGAGTGACCGGCGTAGATCAAAACGGTAGACCAACGACAGCCGAACCCGTGGAATAATAACACCCATGGCTTTTGATCCTTCTGCTCCATATGCGGCGGTTCCGGTCTCCGGAGCCTCGCGAGCGTTTGACCCAACGGCTCCTTTTAAGGCTTACCGTCCCGCTCCTCCTGAAGAACAGAAGGATGAATATCCGAAGCTGCGTGCAATAGCAGACGTACCACTCAACTTTGCTCGTAACGTAGCCATGAGCGTTCGCAATATTAGTGATGCCTTTGGTGCGAACAATGAATTCTCTCAAAACGTGCGCGGCATCGAAGATTTGTTGGGCGAGTACATGTCCGCCCAGTATTACAAGGACGCCAAGGCTCAGCAAGAAGTTCTTGCAAAAGCAAAGGACGAAGGTGTCCTTGCAAACCTCGTGGCTTCTTGGGAATATATTAAAATTGCACCCGTTGATACTATTGCAAGCCTTGCCGGTGGTACAGCACCCTACATCATCGCGGCTTTGGCAGGGGGCCCTCTTAGCGGCGCAGCTTTGGGTGCAGTCGGTGGTGTTGGTACAGTTAAAGGCGACATCTATGATGCCATCACGCAGGAACTTAAGCAGAACACCGACTTGTCAGACGAGGACATTGCTGCTCGCGCACAAGTTGCACAAGCCTATAACGGCAAGAACTTAGATCAAATTGTTGTGGGTGCGCTTCTCGGTGGTCTTGCCGGTTCAACTGGTCTTGAGAGAGGTGCAGTAAAACTTATCTCCTCAAAGATCCTCAAGCGCGTCTCCGAAAAAGAATCTTTCAAGAAACTGGCTGAAGCCACTGCGGAGCAGATGGCAAAGACCGGTGCGAAGGAAGGCTACGTTGAGATGGGCGGCGCAGGCCTTCGCAAACGCCTGTTGAAAGGCGCTGCGATAGAAGCAATTCCGGAAGCCCTGCAAGAGGGACAGGAACAACTTGCCCAGAACGTCGCTCTTCAAAGAGAGGGCGTCAATGTCCCAACATCCTCTGGCGTTGCTCAGTCGGCAATTCTTGGCGGCACACTTGGTGCGATTATAGGTGGCCCGTTTGAGGCTGCATTTGGGCAACGTCCTACTCGTGTTCGGATCGGAACTGACGGAAAGCCGTTGACACCTGACACACCGGTTATTCCTCCGCCTCCGGCTGGCGACACTGAAGCTGCACCGGAAACAGAAGCTACTCCTTCTGACGAGGCTCCGCCTACCAAGCCTGCGAAACCCGCAAGTCCGTATCTTGAGGGAGATCCCCTTGACGGGCCGCATACACAGCTGCCGGTTTTCTCCCTTCCTCAAAATCTTTCCGGGGCCAAGCCCAAGCCAATTAACTTTGGAGGAGGCTCATACACCCCGTTGTTTTTTAACGACGTAGACAAGGCGCTGTATTTCGTATCTCAGTCAGAAAAAAGCAGCCGTGATGTTGAGTATCGCGACTTCTTGCGTAAAGTGGGGTTTGACGACGCTCTCATTGACCCGATTGCTGGAGCTGTACGTCAGCACATAAGAAATCTTGCCGCTGTCAATTATAGCAAAGGAGAGATGTCGGGTGTTATTCCTGTAGATTTCTCCCGCAGAGGTCCCAAGTACCCCGAGATTGTCAGCGGCGCTACCATTCCAGAGGGTGCTGCACCGAAAGCACCTGCTGCACCGAAAGCACCTGCTGCACCGAAAGCACCTGCTGCACCGAAAGCACCTGCTGCACCGAAAGCACCGGCACTCACCGTACCTGCCCCGACTCCACCTGTTCAGGCACCCCCTGTCCAGACGCCTCCGGCTATCCCAACGCCTCCGCGTCCTATTGCACCTACAACGATCACCTTTAAAGGTACTACAGAGCGGGCGCTTGAGAACATGCTTCCGGGATCAGCGGATATTATTCGTCAAATTCAACGTGACCTTTTCCCGGGGTCAAATCTTACGGTTTCCACAAACAATCAGATGGGATCTCTTGGTCGCACAGTAGGCGCGGGCGATCAAAGAACACAGATTGTTGGCGGCGTAAAAAAGGGTAAAAAAATTTACGGCGGCAAAGAAGTTTCCGGCTCGGCGATTGAACTTAATTTTACGGCATCGGCGAAATATGGGCAGACCCCTAAGGTTGCTTTTCTGCACACTCTTTTCCACGAGTTGGCTCATCTTACTGAAGACTATTGGATTAAAACGTCTGACCAAAAAACTCGCGATGAGATCTTTCAGCAGTATTTGAAAGAAAAGAACGCCTCTGCTTTTGAGAGATTCACGTTTGTTCGAGAGATGGGTTATTCTGGAAGAATAAAACAACCTGCGGCCAAGCAGTCAATTATCAAAACAGCAGGTATTACCGAAGAACAGTTCAATCGTTTCATGAGTTCTTCGGCAAAAACTGTCCCATCAGATATTGCAACAAGCATGTCTGCTAAAGGATCCGAATCTCCTGCCGGAAAGTATTATCAGGACTTTTCTGAGTGGGTTGCCGAGAAGGGTGCTCGCTGGCTTGCGAAGGAATTGGAAGGCCGCACGCCTAAGACCGTCATGGAAAAATTTCAAAGTGACGTGCTTAAGTCGATGCGTGATATCTTTTCTTACATTTCTAATCTTTTGGGCATCACACCCACAGAAGGTGCTTTTGAAAAGCTTCTGACCGAAGTGTACGGTGTTGAAACAAAAGTTCCAGATAAAGGTCAGATTCGCCAGCGTAGAGTTATTACTCCTTCGGCAACGCCAAACATTATTTCGGCGCAGGCACAGCCGTCTCAAGAAGGTACTCAAGTTGTTTCCAAGGAAGCTAAAATTCCTCCGACAACTACAGCAACGCCTCCTACACTGAGTGAGTTTGCCACTTTTGTTACAGGCCCTACAAACGACAGTTCTTGGTTTGCAAAAACTCTTGCCGAAATTACCGGGGCAGAAAAAATTGTCGTCAATGGCAAGGTTACATACGAACCCATGTTCAAAGCCTTGCTTAGAAACACTGTTGCTGCAAATCTTCCATTCTTGGAAAGACCTGAGTTCCGTCAGGTTGGTAGGCTTTTAGAGAGTGTGCAGAACATGCAAGGTCGCTTAGTCGGCATGATTAAGTTTGGCGCTCTTGCATACGACCCTGCAACCAACGAGTTTAAGTTTGACTCTACAACGGGTGGTCTTCAGGAACTCTTTGAGGAAGCGGGAGTTGCACGGCAAGGTGAGATTCAAGCATTAACAGTTGCTATGCGCGAATATGATTTGCGTAAAGCTAATCGTAGTGGTCTCGGGTTTGAGAACGAAAAAACAGGTCGTCCGTTCACGATGGGCGAACTTAAATCTATTATCGACAATGCCGACCCGGAACTTAAGAAGATTGCTGAGAAGTACCGTTACTTCAACAGCAAGATGATCAAGTTTGCTTTGGACACGGGCATCATCACCAAAGAGCAATCCGAGGCGTTTCTTTCGATGATGTATACCCCATTCTATCGTAAGCAAGAAGAGGGTCTTCAAAAGGACGGCAACCTTATCCTGTCTCCAGAAGTTGATGGGGCAATCAAAGATCCTCAATCAATCAAAGACTTTAGTCCAAAGCTGAAGAACGGCAAAATAAAACTTGACCCTGACTTTTACGCTAATGTTTTAAGAAACTACAGCGCCATTGTAACAATGGGACTGAAGAATGTTGCCTATAGCAAGGTTGCCAAGGTAGGTGCGGAATATGTTGCAAAGACAAAGGATAGGTCTCTGGTGGAACCTGTCGGTAAGGGCGGTGGTGAAGGTGTCATTACATACCGCGTTGCCGGTGGAGAAAAGCATTTCCGTGTAAATGACGTTCCAATGTTTCAAGCATTAGCTTCATTGTCGCCTAAACAGCTTCAAGGGTGGATGAAATTCTTTACGCGTTTGACCGAATTGTTACGACTCGGTGTTACAAGTATGCCCGCGTTTCAGATTGCCAATATGTATCGTGGTCTTATTGACACATATATTAAAACAGGGATGCCGTTTTTTGAGTTGGCTACAGAAACATTTAAACTTATGGGTAGTGGATTTAACCAAACTCTTAGACAAGGTTTTCTTGATAATCCATCGTATAGGGCAATTATTGCTCAGCAAGGTTTTGGTGGGTACAACATTGGTTCTCGGTCAAAAGATCAGGCCGAGTACATGCTCCGTCAATACGCTTTGAAAGCAGGTACGCCTACGTACAAGCAACGTGCGATGGCTATTATTGACATGCTCGAAGAGATTGGCGAGCTTTCTGAAATGGCTCCCCGTATCGCGTATTACAACTGGCTTACAAAATCTAAAGACAAGGGCGGCAGCGGAATGGCTCCTGCTGATGCTGCGTATGAAGCGGTTAACCTTGTGAACTTCAGCCGCAGTGGTACTGGACGCGGTGTGTTTGGGAGTGCTATCGCATTTCTTATTCCCTTGGTACCGTTTTTAAATGCGCGTGTTCAAGGTCTCTATCGTTTGATTGAACCCAACACTGCAGGTGGTGCGAATAAAGATGTTGTTGCAAAGTTTGGTGGTGCCGTTGGTATAACCAACGCAATCGTTGCTCGTGGCGCATTGCTCCTGATGTTTGAGTTGGCACTTCAGGCCATGTACGGCGACGACGAGTGGTATGATAAGTTGTCTGTTCAAGATAAGGTTTCAAACAACTACGTAAAAGTTGGTGACACCATTATTGCATTGCCTCGTCCATTCGAACTTGGTTCCTTGTTCGGTGCTGTGCCGTCGCTTGTAATTGATGCGGCACGCAAGAAGGAGTCAGAGGAACTTGTGGAAGGTCTGACTCACATTCTCAGCACTACGTTTTCGTTCAACGCTATACCTCAGGCTGTCAAACCTCTCGTCGATGTCTACTACGCCAACAGAGAATCTTTTACCGGCCAGCAGATTGAAAATATCTCGGAACAAAAGCGCCCCGAGAACGAGCGTGTGGATGAATACACCTCAGAAGTTGCAAAACTTGTTGCTAAAGGCGTGCCGTACTTGTCACCAAAGCAAGCGGACGCTTTGCTGCGCGGGTATCTTGGTACATTTGCAACGGTAATGACAGGAACTATCGATGGTTTATTATCTGGTGGTGGGACGCGACCCGAAGGTTACTTTGGAGATCCTACGTCTTTCCAAGGTATGTTAGCAAACGTAGCCGGATTAAATCGATTTTTTAAAACAGAACGCTCAATACGTAATGACTATGTTAGTAAATTCTACGAGGTTAAGCGCACAGTAGAGCAGATTACAAACTCTATGAGGGACGCTGCTGAGGCTAAAGATTTTGAGCTAGTTAAAGAAAAAATCGCAGATAACCCAAGGGCTGCTGCGCTTGGTAAAGTACTAAACTCCGTTGAACGTGATATCAATGAGATCAACAAGAAGATGAGATCTATTCGTAATAATCCAAATCTTCCCGCTGAGAAAAAAACAGAGTATTTAAACACCCTTCGAGATCGAAAGGCTACATTGTCTGAACGGGCCTATAAAGTGGCGAAAGAAGTTGGGTATAACTAATGCGCGATAACTACAGTACTTGCCTTGCTCACGTCCTCAAACACGAGGGGGGTTTTGTAAATCATCCATCTGACCCGGGCGGGGCAACCAATAAAGGTGTGACTAAAAAAGTTTGGGAAGAGTGGGTCGGTCACCCAGTAACAATCGATGACATGAAAGCATTGACAATAGAAGATGTCCAACCGCTCTACAAAAAGAACTACTGGGACCGTGTCCGTGGAGATGATCTACCGGCAGGCGTGGACTATGCTGTGTTTGATGTTGCTGTTAATAGTGGTGTTGTGCGTGCCGCTAAGTTTCTTCAAACTGTTCTTGGACTTAATCAAGATGGCATCATTGGGCCAGTTACTCTTGCTGCCGTAGCCATTGCACCCCCACGCGACCTTGTAACAAACATCTGCGACAAACGTCTCGCGTTTATGCAGTCCCTTCCCACCTGGAGTACATTTGGGAAGGGCTGGCAACGTCGCGTTGATAACGTGGAGAAGACTGCGTTTGAGATGGCAACTTAGATTAGCCACTCTTTGTAACCTTCTTTCAAAACCGTCGAAGCAATATCAATCTTGTCACGCAGAGCAGACAAGATCTTTTCGTCTACTGTTCCTTCGGTTACGATGTCGATGTATGTGACATTGTTCTTCTGACCAATACGATGTGCGCGATCTTCGGACTGAAGTCTGACTTCTAAGTCATAACTATTGCTGTAATATATGACAGTTTCAGCCTCAGTTAGCGTCAGACCATAGCCGCCGGTGCGAGGTTGACCGACAAAGAACCGCACTGAATTATTGGGGTCTTGGAAGTCCTCTACGATTTGCTGTCTGTCCTCTGCCTTTGTATCCCCGTAATACATTCTAACGATGCCTTCCCCGTAAGCCTTCTGCAACGCTTCAGCGATGACTTGAATGTCGTGGGTATATGTTGCCCAGATAATCACTTTGCCATCGACCTCTTCCAATACTTCAAGCAATTCGTTAAGCTTGTTGGATGGGATCTGCTCGATCCTGCCATCGTCAGTCTTAATGAATCCGGAGCAAACCTGTTGCAAACGAAGGATCTGAGTAAGTGCATTTGCCGCCGTAACAACCCCCTTCTCGAAGACGGCAAGTGCGATTGTTTTGAGCTGGTCGTAGACCCGCCGTTGCTCGGGCGTGAGTTCGACGAGGCGCTTGATGTAGATCTTTTCAGGCAGGTCGAGGCAGTCCTTCTTAAGGACACGATAGCTAAACCGATCAAGATTGGACGTGAGTTCTTCAAGGTTTTGATAACCGACGACCTGATTGAAAGAATGAGTACCGACGGAGCGTCTCCACATCTTGCAATACCGAGCTTGGAAAGTGAAGAATGATCCGTATCCAAGAAGATCAGGATTAAGAAAGTCGCACTGTGAATACAGGTCCATCGGTGTCTTAGTAATCGGAGAGCCCGTTGCAATCCTGCGGTACTTGGCAAAACCACCAACTGTCACAATATTCTTTGTACGCTTGGCACTGCGATTCTTAATCATCGTGCTCTCGTCAACTGCCATGAACACTTTACGCTTGCGAAGAAATTGCTTGGCAAACTCCACGCCCTTGGCAGTAGAGAAAGCTTCGACGTTCATAATCAAAACTTTAAGATTGTCGTCATCCTTCAGAGCAAGCTGAAGATGCTCAAGCCTTTTCTTGGTGTGGTTAGGAGACCATACTACAATGTCTGCAACGATGTGCTCGGGCAGATGTTCAGGAACCTCTTTCCTCTGCCAATTCTTGTAGACACCTTTTGGTGCTACAACAAGAACGCCATCGATCTCTCCGTTATCATATAACATGGAGAAGTTATCGATTAGGATTTTTGATTTACCTGTACCCATCTCGCAAAACAAAGCGTACTCATCTTTGTCCCAGCATTTTTTAAGTGCCGTAAGCTGATGTGCATACGGCTGATGTTTAAATTTATACCTCATGTGATGCCCTTTCTGTGGCTATCGTTACTCAGCTTCGTACCAACCTTCTTTGAGTGATCCCCAGTTAGGACCACACTCCATGTCAACAACACTAGGTACATAGAGTCTTACACAAGACTCCATTATTTCACGCACTTTGTTTGCCGTATCTCTATCCGGAACAGACATTGCCAACTCGTCGTGAATTTGGACGAGAGGCAACAAGCCTTCCTTGTGTAACTCAACCATTGCCATCTTGGTCTGATCGGCGGCAGACCCTTGAATCAAACGGTTCAGTGCCTTATAGGCAAAGGCCACCTTGATGTTGTTGGGCCCATATGTCTGCTCAGCTTTCTCGCGGTCGTATGGTGTACGCACAGGCTCATCCCGTGATACGGATACAGGTTCCCACATTGGGAACCGACACCGGCGATGGAGCAAGGTGCGGATCAGATAGGGTGAACGGCTTGCCCTGCCCGAGCATTTATCGGCAAGCTCTTTAAGGAACGGGATATTCCGGTGATACTTACGGGACAGACTTTTGGCCTCGTCAAGATCCACACCAAGCTGATGCGATAGCTTGTTGATTCCCATACCATAGATTAAGCCCAAGCCGATTGTCTTTGCTTCCTTGCGCGTTACACCCATAAGATCAGCCGCAAGCTGATGAAAGTCAGTGCGAGGATCGTCCAAGAACGCGTTAACAAACTCGTCTGACCCGTACAAATCTAAAGATTTTGCGTAGTGAACGACAAGACGTGGCTCCTGCGAAGCGTAGTCAAACGAGCCCCATGTCTCACCCTGCTCGGGGAGAAACAACGACCGGATCAACGAGGAGATGTTCTGATCGCGGGACGGAATCTGCTGAAGGTTGGGGTTCGAATAACTGAACCGACCCGTTACCGTGCCGCCGTCATCACTGCGAAGTTGATGCATTTCAGGGTGCAAGCGACCATTGTTTTGATGGCGCAAGATTGTTTCAATGAATGTCGAATGCGCCTTGTTCAGCTCACGGGCCTTGACCACGGACTGTGCGAAAGGATGTGCGTGATTCTTGAGAAAGTCTTTTGTAAAGCTTGGCTGTCCTTTTGGGGTGCGGTTGTAGTCAAGCCCCAGCTTGTCAAAGCCCTTTGCCACAGAGGCTGCCGCCCAAATGTCTACATCAATTCCGTACTCTTTCTTTACAGAAGCAATGATCTCACACTCTTTTGCAACGAGATCTTTACCGGCACTCTCAGTCTTCTCCAGATCAATCCTGACACCTCTGGTCCGCATATCGATGGCAATACGCAAGATCTGAGATTCAACTTCAAAGATCTGTTCAAGGCCATCATTTTGGATCATGCCCCTGAAATGGTACCACAGTCGGAGTGTCAGCGCCGCGTCCTGCTCTGCGTACTTACCGACGTACATTGCAGGGAGCAGGTGAAGCTCTGCTTTGGGGTCAAGACCAAACTCCTTCGCCGCATCGCGGAGCATCCGTTCGTCTTTGACTTCAAACAGGTAGTCCTTGCCCAAACTATTTAGCGCATAACTAAAACGATTTTCGTCCAATAATGGGGCGGCTACCATCGTATCGATGATTGTTCCCTTTACTTCAATGCCCTCTGCCCTTAGCCAACCCACGTCATACTGTGCGTTGTGAAAGATGTAGTGCGCCTCTGGATTCGAACAAAGATCTTTCACATACTCAAAAACCATGCTCGGCGGTAGATTTGCTCCTTTACCGTGGCGGATCGGCAGGTAAACAGACAGGCCTTCGACGGCAATTGCTACGCCAACGACATACCCGTCCTTGGTCGGCCACCCACTGCCCTTTGTCTTTAGATTAGGATCATATGTTTCAAGGTCGATACAAAATTCTTTTGCCCCGCGTAGATCCGGAATCTCTGTCGGCATCACCCACTCTGTCTCTGGTGGTTTCACGAAGAACATTGACATCATTAGACACTTTCAAAAACTGATTGCAATCACAGATCGGCCACTTCTTGGACAACTGGTCCATCGTGATCTGCAACTTGACCTTACCGCACTCACAAACTGCAACGACTTCCATCAGGCCGACCCAACCACGTCTGCCATAGCCAAGTGTGTTACATCAAACACTTCACCACACGTTGTTAGATAGATCTCTTTAGGCACTTCCAAGATAACCGCAATCTGTGCGGCCTCTTTGATCATGACCAATGCACAATCAAACATAACCTCAGAAGAACCGTGCTCTTCGGTAGCGTAACAATCATTGATTTGCGCGATCATATTTTTAATTACCGCCGTATACACAGATTGAATACGATCTGAATGAGTCTCTTTTTCAATCATATTCTAAACCCCTGTGTATTCATCGGATGGATCAAGTGAAGCTGTTCTTTTGCTCGTGTAAGACCAACATAGAACACGCGCTTCTCATCGTCCATAAGATGTGGGTTATAACGAAGCCGTCTTTCATTTGGGTAATTAAAATCCGTAAGCAACAAGACATTGTCTGCCTCTGCACCCTTAGCCCCGTGAATCGTAGAGATGTGAATGCGTGGCTTACTGCCGACGTTCTCACCCTTTCTTTCGCACGCCTCAAGATACACCCGGGTCTCTTCAGGGATACGCTTCAGGCCAATGCTCCAAGGGTCTTGATGTTTTAACCCGAAATCTTGCACAAGATCTTGGATTTTATACGGACGTTCTTCATCGGCGTCGGGCATTGTCTTGAAGCCGTGTGCCACCTGATCTTTTTCCATGAACTTGTATGCAAGGCGAACTTCTTCAAGGGTTGCTTCGCCACCGTCGCGCAGACGTTCCCAGATCTCAATCGCAGATGTGACGTCGTTTTTGTCGGATTTACCAAGACGTGTTGTGTACAGGTGGCCCTTTGCTTTTACCTCTGCTTCAAGATCACGGACCATATTCTTTGTGCGCCCCAGCAGAAGCCACGACCCTTCAGAAAGATCAACACTCATGCTGTCCGAGTGCCACTGCACAATGCCACGCTCAGGGCGGGGCTCAAAAACTTTGGGTCGGCGTGAATTGATACGATTGATCAGGTTTTGCGAGATCTCATGATGACTACTTGGGATGCGGTAACTTCGATCTAAAACTGTCACGTCACCATCAAGGCGGATAAAGTAGTCAACGTCTGCCCCCGCCCACCTGTAGATGGCCTGATCGTCATCACCTGCAATGTATGTTTCATCGGCGCACCGCTCAATGAGATGTGCCATCTGCCATTGTAGCGGCGACAGATCTTGCGCCTCGTCAATAAATGCAACGTCAAGTCTGGGTGCCAGCTCTTGTGCAACAAATTGCTCAAGTAGATCCGTGTAATCATAAAGGTAATGTTTCTTTTTATATTCATTTATGCATCGGTTGACCCACTCAAGTTCTGACCAATTTACATGAAGTGATACCTCAGAACGATTGTACAACTCGCGCAGTGGCACTTGACAAGTACGAGCCATGTTAATTGTCTGAAGAAATTTGTCTCCATACCCAAAGTCAATAAACGGGCCGTCCTCTATCTCAAGGCTCTGATTAAACTTCGGGATTTTCAACCACTTGCTGATGTCGTTGTAGTGCTCATACTGCATAAGGTTCTTGGACGAGATGCCAAGCTGACGAAACGCCAGACTGTGTAATGTCTTAAAGAACGGAAAGGCGTTAGTCTCAAGTTTAAACCTAGCCTTTGCACGAGTGATTGCTTCGTGCGCCGCACGACGTGTAAAAGCGAAGTAACCAATGCGATCTGGGGGCACGCCTTTGGCGAGGTAGTACTCAACAAGTGAGAGAAGCTTCGTTGTTTTGCCCGTGCCCGGGGGGCCAAGAATAATCTTCATTAGAGCACCTGATCCTCTTTAAATTGTGGAATCTCCCGCTTATTAACAATCATGTTGTTGATAAAGTGTTTTTCAGGAAGGCTCCACACATGGACCCCCTTGCCTCGTACATTCCAGAATGTCTTGGTTGCACCATCAACCTCTTTCAACACAAGACCAATCTTGTTTGACGTGTATTGTGTAAAGCCGTTAACGGTCAGATGCTTTTTAAGATCCTTGATCTGAAAGAAGATCTTCCCTTCCATCCATACCGTAATACCCTGCAAGATTTCCTGTCGCTCATTGCCACGCGCACGGTCACAGCAGAACGCCGTTAACAAATCTTCAAACTCACCTTTAGTTGTGGTGTCTGGTGGTACTTCAACAACAGTTGCGCCGGAGAGCAGAGCGGCAACCTTGCGTTGCCATGTAGGAGCGCTGACCATCGGTGGAAACTGATTGATTTGTGAGATGCAAGCTTTTTGAAACATCGTCTGAGAGTGGAGCGAATCTGTGCTAAGCTCCAACCTTTGTCCATTGACAGTCAAGATCCAGATCGGTGGATCGCCATCAATCTTTGTAAGAGAACTAATATCAACTCCTGCATTGCCTTCCCCAATGCCAAACTTACGCGTGACACACACGTCTTTGTTGCAGAAAGATGCGATAGGTTGATCGCCGCACTTGTAAAAGTAATCTTTCTTTTTAAGTTGCTTGATGACTGTCTCAACCTCTTTGATCTCAAGAGGTGGCACAACCATAGCCGTATTCATTTTCTTAACTCGTTCTTCCCAGTCATCTGGACTTGAAAGTCTTGCGTAGACCCCAAGGTTAAATAACGCATTGTTCCTGCTACCTTCCCCGAAACCTTGCGACGCTAAATGTTGGAGACAAGGTGGTCCTTCAGGCAACGTCTCTTCATGCTTCTCGTCCCTTGTCTTAATTGAAAAAAATTCATCGGCTGTCATCACACAAGACTTTGCAAAGTCTACAAATTCTTGTGCGCTTAGACCTGTGCCGTCATTGTTGAAACCAAAGCGCGTGCTTCGACCACTGGCAAAGTAGGGCATGTTCAAAAAGTTGCCCGTGTCGCCACGATCTTTGAGGATCGTCGCCTGCTTCGGGAATATCTCGCAGTTACCGTAACCGAGTAATGCGGCTATAGCCCCGCATTTTAACATCGCATCACCGGCAGGGATCGACTCGCTCAGAAAAAAGTAAAGGTGTCCCCCTCCAGACTTTGATCGGCAAAGCACAGCCTTGACGTGTAAAGACTTAAGCTTTCTCGCGAGGGAGGCGTGATCGAGACTGTATACATCAACGTCGATGGCGCACCACCGGACACTATTCTCACTCGTGATTGGGATGATCCCAAGGCCAATCTTGCCATTGAGATGACTTTTCCAATGATCAACAGTCGTTGCTTCACGAATAACGCGGGCAGTCCCCTGACGTTTGCCATCTGTCACTCTTTCTGCATTGATCTCAAATGTTCCATGAGCAATGTCGCTACCTTGGAACAGATCAAAAAATTCTTGTGCTAAATCCACGGCTCATCCCCCGAGGAGGACACGGCCCGTAGGCCGTGCCTCTGACCACAAATTAAAGAACTTCGTCTTCTTTTGCGGTGGAAATTGAGCGAATAGTTTGTTCTGCCTCGTCTTCCTGAGGACGCACCTTCACGTCACCATCACGCACGGCAAGCCTGAAGTCATCGGCTAACTGGAAAGTTTCAACATCAACCGTACCTTCCTTTGTGATGTCCCAACCGTACCACGACCCCTTATCATTCTGCTGTTGGGTAGTACGCATTCTGTACATGTAGGTGAATATCGGGAGAGTAAACAATCCCTTTGAACCACGAGCAGTCTGAGCCTGCAATACGGTGTTCCATTTTTTCGCCCGCTGTACCTGCGAGGACGACATGGCAACCATGCAACGCTGTGGACCGTCTGAAGTAATCAAAAGCACAAAGTATTGATATGTGTTTACCAACATGTTGCCGTTCGGAAGAACATCATTGCCGCGATCACTACGATATGCTGTCTTTACGACAGGATCTTCTGGATGATAGCTAGCAACGTAGCCACCACCCTTCTCACGAGGCCTCCATTCGACATAACGATGCGAGACATAGCACGGCACAACAATTACGCCTTCGTCACCCTTGAACACACGATTCTCTACCGTGTGATAGATGTCTCCTGCTTCTGCACCTTGCACGTATGCACCATCACGCTTATTCACTTGCGGTGAAAGCTGTGCGAGAATGCGAAGAAAGGGGATCGACATGTCCTCCGCCTTCATTTCTTGCATACCGGCACCGGCATACTGCTCTAAATCAATTTCCCCAATGAACGCGAGGGGTGAGGTCTTTTCGACCTTCGCTACTGTATTCTTAGTCATCACTTCTTTCCTTTCCGAACACGGGCCTTTTGCCCTACGTACACGCCAAACAAATCACTTGGAATAGCAGATCCTTTTTCGATCTGCTCCTTTGCAAAAGCCTTGAGTGTCATGGGTTCAACCCACTGCTTCTGCGATACATCCATCCCCTGCTGTTCGAGATTGTTGAGCAGAGCTTGTGCTTCGTCATCGCGGCCCCGACCAAAAGAGGCCGAGACTGTATTCTTAACGATGTCACCAAAGCCATTGTCACGAAGCCAATTAAAAGCTTCAACGATACGATCCTTTGGAATAGACGCACCATAGAACGAATCGACAGTAACAACGCTACCATCTTCCATCTGCAAGGATTTGAGGCCATGCTCAAACAACGCTGACGGCAGCTCTTCTTCTTGCACGCAACGAAGATCTTCCTTCGCGCGTGAAAGTTCCTCTTCAATATCAGTGACACGCTTTTCGAGTGCCATCTGTTTCTTGACTAAGGAAGAAACCCGTGAGAGTCCTTCCTCTTCAATCTTCTCGACTTCGGCAGCCGCCGCCTCAAGAACTGACAGATCCACTTTCTTTCTCCTTTCCAAAGAGATTGACCTGTATTGGATAGTATATCTGATCCAACCTATCCCACTTCAACACTTGGAACTTTCCATTGTTTGAAGTAGCCGCAATGGCACAAGCGATGCCAATGCAAACTGGATCACCGGATAGGACTAAATAGTCCTTATCAGTAAACTTAGACAGCTTCCTTAACATACGCCGTACTGTTGGCGCGGCAGACAAAGCTATCTGATCCTTTGCAGGAATCAGAACATCTAGCTCACCGAAACTTAAAGCATCAGAGAGATCTCTTCCCCTGACTTCTTGCGTAATATAAACCGTCACGGCTTTCTTCTCCGTATGGGTTGAAGACGGTAAGGTGTCCTCTGCCCTTTGTCAACTGACCTATTCAGGACCCATTGAAAAGTTGTGGATAGTTTCTTCGTATCACATTTTTCTCGCCCCAATTTTCAAGACCGTGACTTAACATAAGTTCCTCTACTTCTTTGAGAGAAGTTTTACCAAAGTTACGCTGACGTAAAAGTTCCTCTTTTCTAATTACATACACATCACCTAAAGTTTTAAGCCTCAGGTCTCTGAAAGCATTATAAGTTCGCATACTGATATCAAGGTCTTTTATTGGCTTCTCAAATGCGATGCCTTTTTCCCCAAGAGAAAGCATGTATTTTCTTTTCAAAACTATGAAGTCGTTTGTTATCTCATCAAGAATAGTCTTCAGGTGTTTTATAGTAATCTTTTGAGCCTCAACCACTGAGACTTGGTCTTCATAAATTTTTATAGCTTTGTTGAGGATGTCCTTAGTAGTAGAATCAACAGAAGGAACCATATCGTCAAAGGGCTCCATTTGTTTTGGATCGTAGTACATCATATCTCTTTCCTTTCTAAAAATTTAAAAAGTAAACTCGCTACCTTCGCTGATTTATGTTACCTTGAAATGCTTTTCTATGTTCAACAAAGCAATATTGTATTTGATAAGCAGTTCACTTTCTTTGTTCTGAAGTTTTTTTAATTCCTTCTCATGTTCTATTTTACGAGAGACTACCCCGTAATAATTTGTCATTGCAGTCATAAACTCAGACATAATTTCATCAAGAGTTTTAGTTGTCTTTACAACACGTGCTCGCTTCGTTTTCATTTTTGCCTCAACAATCGTTTCTTTACACATAATAACATCAGGCACTTGGACCTCTTGTGTGTCGCCCAATCAAAATCATCACAATGCACAAGGCTACAACTGACTCACCGAGGATAAAAACTAACCACTCAGGGCTCATTTTTTAAACAACATCGGGAACAGTGGTGCTTTCTCCTCGTTGCCCTGTTCTTCGACAAAAGTAATGTCGCTAATAGTAGGGAGAACTGCTTCGGCTAAATTTTTTTGAACCGTGGCTAAGGACGTGTTTGAAAATTCTCTGCCAAGCTCGGCATATCCGGCAACATCTGTCCAATGATCACAATAGTTTTTATCCCCACCCAAAATACGACTGATTTTTACAGCGACAAGCTCTAGTGCTTCTCGTTGAGCAGTGTTTAACGCAGACCAGTTCTTTGAGGAACTCATGGCGCTTTTCAGTTGCTGACTGAGAGCCGCATTATCGGCAAAATTACCGTGAGTCTTTCCACGCTCCCTAAGAATTCTTTGTGTGTCGGACATCTATATTCCCTCCTCTGATTCTTTTAAGACCGTGCATCACCGACGTGTGATCCACGTTACACAGCTTTGCAATTTCTAAAAGCGACAGGCCCTCTTTACGTAGTGCGTCAAAGACTTTCCATCGTATCGCTGTCTTAAACACACACCGTTCCTTGTCAAACAGTGTCTTCCAACCAATCGCGTATTCCTCAAGCACGACCACCGTCACAAGCTTCAGGCGGTTCGATACGGTCGGCATACCTTCCAGGAGCTTGGTATAGAAGCTGATGCCACGCTCCTCTGCTTCGATGCGAAGTATTCTCGCGTCACTTATCATGTCGCGATAGTTCTTACCGTTCGAACCGTAACGCGCCCACCGCTCGATCTTTGGAAGCTCTTTAATCTGCTTTGGCTCAAGCACAACGGCAGGTGCGGGTTGTTCTTTGACCTCTGTCTTTTGAACCACAGCAGGCTTCGCCGGCGAACGAAACTTATTGCGTATCGTTTTGTAATTATTGATGTAGGATACGGTCATTTAAATTAACTTTCATTTTCTTCAAGGCCTTGGCTTTTTTCGCCTTGGCTTTTTTCGACTTGGCAATTCTGGATGAAATCCAATCCTCAATGTCTTGCTCGACCCATCCAATAGACCGCATTGTAAGATTAATTGAAGCGGGAAACTTGTTTTCCGCCATCAAAACGTAAATCATGCTTCGCGACAACCCACACCGTGCCATTACTTCTTTAACCCTTAATATTTTAAAAGACATTTCTCATTTTCCTTTCTTGACTTTCTTGACTTTCTTGCCGTTCATAATGTCCTTCAATTCCTTCACCTGATCAGGCGGCATCCCGTATCCCCACCCGTAAATATTCTCAATAACAAAGCCAAAGTTTTTGAAAGCTTTACGCAACCGCCAGACCACAATCTTTGAGTAGCTTTGATCGTGCTCTTCTTTGCGCCCGTACACCTCAGCAATTTTTTGTAGCGCATCATTCGACACGCGGCCTGTGTCCAAGAAAAGCCTTAGCGCCGCCGCCAGTTGTTGTGTTAGCCCGAAGTAATCCCGCAACCGTATCGAGAATTGGTCCACAGAGAACAAACTTCGATAATGATCAAGCTCCTCTTCATATGACTTGATGAGGCGTTTCATTTCTTCAGTCATTTGCTTTGCCTTCATTGTACACTGAGTAAATCTTATGCACGACATCGTGCATCTCGTCTTCCGTCAGACCTGTCGTGCAAGACGACAAAATCGCAAAGTTCACGAGGGTCTGGAGGCCAGTAGTAATCGCAGACTCCCTCTCCTTATCGGTCGTCGCCTCATCCAGATAGCCGTTCATAAGACTGGCAAGCTTATCAAGAAGCTTTCTTGGATTACTTTGGTCACCTGTCATTGGTCACCTGTCATCAGGCCAGAGAGACGCTTCGAGTCAGCAACTTCCTTCAAGATAAATTCGCGAGTGCGGGAAGGCATCGCAGGATCAGACAGAGCACGCTCCATCTCTGCGCGATACCCATCCAAAACGATACTGAGAAAAGCCTTGTCCGCTGAGGTCAGGCACAGTGCACTGACCTCAAGACTACGAGACACAAGAAAATTTGCGTTTTGATATTTGTCCATATTCCCCTTCTTTCTCTGGTTTTTAATTATGCGTTTTTGTAAATTAAACCACGAATCAGTATCTACTTTTTGTTGATCCCTGTCAACTGTAAGTTCAGTCTCGCCACCTTTCTCAGGTCGTCGAGCTGACGTTGCAACCGGCTAAGTTCTTCCGTCGAGTCAATCGCATTGATGTTAAGATCGACCGTTGTTTCATCGACCTTGTCCACTGACAAGATAGCATGACGATCACCGTCATCCCAGACATAGACTGTTGCGTGCGACGGCAGGTTCTTCAAGGCATCGATTAATCGCTGTATGGTATACGACGGCATTAGATCTGTCCTTTCTCGGTCAGGTCATAAATTGGTTCTACGATTTTTCTCGCGGCTTCGTTGTTCGAGTAGTCAGCAATCACGTCGTAGCCGTCATTGCCATAGACGCACCAGACCCACCCAACCCCTTTCCACGGGCGTTCTTCGGTCTGGACGAACAAATGGAGGTACTCCTCGTCCGTCTGCATGATGTTGGCCTTGGCTTCCTCTGCAGTGGCGCAGGCGATCTCTTCCTCCGGCTCCCCGCCATTGTCGATTCGGATCTTGAAACCCATCTCAAAGGCCGCGTCGATGACCATCCCCACGATCTTGCGTTCGATAGCTTGGCGTTGTTCTACGTTCATTGGTCTTCTCCTTCTTCAATCGGGAGTTCCAAAATTATCAAATTGTCGTTGCAGTCATGGCAAAACGTGAAGTTTGTGAAATTGGCGATCTCCCACTGTTGGGTTTCGATATTCCAACGGCAGGAGGCGTCCCGACTTACGTGATCAGAGCCGCACTGTATGCAGATATATTTGATTTTCATTGCTCAGCTCCCGTGGTTTCGGTCCTCAGTCACACGATGTCCAACGGGAGCAGGCCACATAGAAGGAGTGATTGAGCTTTGTCGCCCGTCCTCTGCCATTGTAGCCCATCTGCCACGACTTGGTGTAGTCGTCAGCGTATTTCTTCGCGCTGTCCTCGTCCTCAAACGGTCCAACATAATAGTCGAGATGAGCCGAGGTTTTCTTCTCGTTCCAGACACCCAAGACGAGACCGTCTTTGGTGGTCATCTGGTAGTTTAAGTTTAAGTGCATTTCCATAGCGTGCTCCTTTCTGCGAGCTTACCAAGAGGATTGATATTCAAATGACCAGTTGTCGTTGAAGGAGGCAAGCACCTTCTCGATCTGGGTAATTGTTAGCTGAAGGTTATCCTTGTACCACTGCTCGTAGTCAGTCGACCCAAAGAAGAAGCCGTCTGTCGTAGGCAGTTTGTCCTCTGCTTCTGACGGGTCAGTGAGGACTTCTTTGCAGAGGTCAACGAGTGCCTCAAGCTGATCACGGGACACTTCATAGGGGCGGCAATCGTCTACTCCGTCCTGTACGTTGTCCACGAACCACTGGTGGATGTGGTTTGCCTTCCGCCAACAGGCGGCATCCGCGAATACTCCCCGAACACGAAAGCCCTCTGGCATATCTTCAAGCTTCGGTGGCTCTTCGTCATACCAAAAAGACCGCTTGGCACTTAAATACATATCGAGACCCATGTGATGTTCCTTTCTACGAACAAATCAACATAGGTTATCATAGTGATTGTGCACAAATTGTAAACTCCAGGAGTTGTGGTAAGAATGCATATCCGCTATGCGGTAGGTGCATGGGTGGTTGTACGGTGACCTCTGACCTTGGTCATTTGATATATTATACTATAAGAGTGATAGGATATATTGGCTAAGTCTTTGAATATATTGATATAGTCATATATTGGACTTTTAGAGAAAATGCATTTTTCAAACCGAATCTGCGCGCGCGCCCCCAAATAGAAATTTTTAGGATTAGATATACTGGATTGGTACGATATATGACTATATCAATATATTCAAAGGCTTACACGATATATTCTATCAAAACTTTTGATAGGTTCAAATAGGTTCCCCCCGCGCGTGGAAACAAAGATCTTTTCTCTAGAAATAAAATTTCCTTTGAGTAGAATGCCTTACTGGGAAAATCAGAACAGAAAGAGAACACTGTGAAGGATCGTAAGCAGACCCACTATGTGAAGACTGTCGCCCCTCCCAAGACCGTGCTTACCAAGCTCGAGTCTGGGCTGACCCAGAAACAGGAGGACTTTTGCCGCAACTTTGTCTTTGGGTTTATGAACCAAACCGAAGCAGCAGAGAAGGCGGGCTATCAGGATCCTGCCGTCGTGGCCTCTCGCTTCATGAACGGGCGGGACAACCCCAAGATCATTGAACGCATCCGTCAACTTGAGAAAGATCTCGCAAAGCAACATGAGGTCACCTACGAGTCGCACATCAGCCAGCTCGCCCGCCTCCGTGACCTTGCCATCGAGCAGAAAGCCCTTGGCCCTGCCGTGGCGGCAGAGAAACAACGTGGCATGGCGGCAGGCCTCTACATCAGCCGCTCTGAAATTCTTGTTGGTAAGATCGATCAGATGTCCCGTGAGGAGGTGCTCGCCGAGCTTCAAAAGCTGCAAGAGCAATACCCTGCTTTGAAGCAGGCGATGCTCCCCCCGAAGGAGATAGACTTTGTTCCAAACCGAAAAACAAATGTATCAGTCTCTGCGCAAAGCGACACCGACGATTCACTGGACACGGATTGAGGCGTGGGCAGGCGTTGGTATTCCAGACGTTAACGGAGCCGCCTCCTTTGGTGAATTCTGGGTTGAGAACAAGGTAGAACACCGCAAGCTTTTGCAAGCGGCCTCTTTGTGGCGTCCTCCTCAAATTGCTTGGCAGACAAGAAGAAGTACTATACTACCGAACGTGTTTAACTTGGTCAGCCGTCCACGGGCAGAGGTCGTTGAAATTTTTTCATGTGTAAAACTACTAGATTTAGTGGTCAAAGGTCAGTCGACACCAGATCTAGTGCTCAGTGCGCCGGTAAAGTGGCAAATCCTGATAGATTTCATCAGCTCAGAGATGAATAAAATTCATGAGTCGCGCCGGTAAAGTCCGACTGCGCCGGTAAAGTTTCACGTGAAACAAAAAGACCCACGGGAGCGCAGGCGCTCAACCGTGGGCAGTTGGCAACGGACAGGGGAGGTTTGTCAACGTCGCGCCGGTAAAGTAGCACGCACGCCGGTAAAGTATCAATAAGCTAAGCAAAGAGTAACTACCCCTTAGTGGAGGGGGTAGGAGATGTTTCGGATGTCATCTGACCAACAAGCGCGGCATGACCCGCAGGCATTGCCTTGGTGACGGGCAGGGCAGACATGCCCGACCGGTTCACTGTTCTTGTGGACCGTGCTCGTCCATATGTATTTGTTGATTGGCTTGTCATCAATCATCGGGCTCGAGATCCGCACGACAAGATTGTCTGGGATCGAGCCGGTAAAGTCATTAATGATCTTTGTCTCGCGTGTCGGAAGCCAATGGCGGATCTGGGGCGTGGCGCGTGCGACGTCGCAGATTGCCTCTAGCATCTCAACCGATTGCAAGTCTCCACTATCGAACCACCGGTGGAAGGGTTCGCCGGTCTTTAGGAAAGCCCTGTTAATTTGGAAGCTCATATAAGCGATCCAGCGGGCAGGGTCCGCGCTTATCATGCGCGTGGCTTTGTCCAAGTTGCCGGTCCATCCGATGTCAACCGACGGCCATCTTTTTTGAGCTTTTAAGGCGTAGCATTCATAGCACACCGAACCCTTGAGCTGAGCTAGCTTGCCGCCTACGTTGCAATGTTTTGCGGACACGCCGAAAGTTGAGCCCGGCATCTTTGAGTTAGCCGTCGAAATTTTTCCTGCGCTTTGCGCTTCTTTTAACGTTGTCATGATGTTCCCTTTCTATGGAATTGACGCGCCAAGAATAACACAAGTCAAATGAAAGTCAACAAATAAAAACGGGCCCGCTTGTGGAGAAACGGGCCCGCGCCGGTAAAGTCTCAATGCGCCGGTAAAGTGCTAATTTTATTTGATGCCGCAGAGCTTCTTAAGCTCGGCCTTTATCGCCCGTGCTTTGTCTCCCTTCCAAGTCTGCGCGTTCGCCAGAAAGTAGAGAACAACGGATTTGCCGCTATCCTCATAATAGTTATCCTCGATGCTATCGAGAGACTGCATTGCGCTTAAGTATGGGACTGCGCCAAAGTATGGCTTTGTCCAGTCTGCGCGGATCTCGCGTGCGATAGTGGAAATTGAACGCATGATCTTTCTCCTTGGTTTGCGTTACTCTGATAATATAGAGGCAAGTCAAATAAAAGTCAACAAATAAAAGCCCCCCGCAAAAATAAATTCGCGGGGGGCGAGGCGTGTGGAGAAATCACGCCGGTAAAGTTTCAGTGCGCCGGTAAAGTCTCACGTGTGAGTATAACCATCGGTCTCAATCCCAATCCACATGCCTTTCCAAGGTAGCATAAGACAGTCAAACCCGCGCAATACTCTGCGACGGAATTGTAGGTAAGA